CGTGACGGGCGAACAACCGCAATCGGCCATTTCTGCTCCTGCCGGGACGATCAGGATTGCCAGCGCGCCCGACGGCGAGACGCGCGTATTGGCACGAGGTAACGGGACGGGGGACACAAGGTCAAGCCAGGGCCCTTACCAGACAAGGACCGCCGCCGGTCCTGCGTGCCCCCTGAGAAACTGTCGAACACGTTCCACAGTCCTGTCCCGAAATGGCGACCCCGACAGGATTCGAACCTGTGACCCTCAGATTAGGAAGCAGGCCCGGAGCGTTGAAATCATTGACGTTTTCGGCCAAATCCGGCCCGAACCCTCAACGGAAAATCAAGGGCTTAGCCCCCCATTTGCAAACCGCGACGAGCCCATAGCCGAGGGACAAAAAAGTATCGGCGCAGGTTTGGGGACCCGCGCCGACACGAACATGGCTATAGATATTTGGGAGCGGCAACAATGCCCGATCTGCGCCGAGATGTCAAAAGCTTTCGGCGGTGCCCGGATCCGCTCATTCATCGATATCGAGCGCGAAACGCTCTACGCCGCCGAGAGCGAGACCCTGCTCGGCGCAGCATACATGCGGGCGAACGGCCTCGATCCGGACGCCGTGCACCGCTTCGCCGGATGCCTCGCAATCCTGCCGATCAGGCTCCACCCCACGCGGCATTTCGACTTCGCCGATGACGGCTTGCCGGCGGCGATCATCGAGGCCTTCGACGCTGATGGCGCCAGCGTCATCGATCTCGTCGCATGGCCGGTGAAGCGGCCTGACAAGGTCGCGACCCTGCTCGGCAACGTCGGGATCCTCGGCGCCTGGCAGCTGCACAATCCGGCGAGCTACATGAGCGGACCGATCCGCATCTTCCGCACGCCGCTCGCATGGCTTGCTGCCGGCGCTGAGAACGCCGCCTGCGCCTTCGACGACCTGCACGCGGCTGCCATCCTGGCCGATGCCTTTCCCGGCGACTGGAAGGGCGAGGACGCGGATCACGAAGCCGAACTTCGGCAGCTCGCCATCACCGCACCGTCGACCATGGAATTTCGGAGGGCGTCATGAGCGACGAGCACGAAGACACCGATTCCCGCAAGAAAACCCTCGGCACAAAAACCCTTGGCGAGGTCGCAGACGAAGTCCAGGCGGCAAAGGATGCGTGGAAGGCGAAAGCCGAGGCGCATATCGCAGAAGCCGCTGAGAGGGACCGTGAGGCCCTGCAGGCAATCGTGAAGGGCGAGCCGAAGCTCGAAGTGATCGAGGGCGGCGTGAAGCCTGACGAGGGCATGGCCCGCGCCTTTCGCTGGCGTGACCCCGCCACCATTCCGCCGCGTCGCTGGATCTATGGTCATCACCTCATTAGGCGCTTCATGTCCGCGACCATCGCCCCGCCCGGCGTCGGCAAGTCGTCACTCGCCATCGCCGAGGCGCTTGCCATGGTTTCCGGCAAGGACCTCCTCGGCACCTCGCCAAGGCGGCGATACCGAGCTTGGTATTGGAATGGTGAGGATCCGCTCGAAGAAATCGAGCGCCGCGTGATGGCGACCGCCGTCTATTACGGCCTCGACCCGGAAGACCTTGATGGCCTCTTCCTCGGCTCAGGCCGCGAGGCCGAAATCGTCATCGCGACGCAAAGCCTTCGCGAAGGCGTCACCGTGGCGAAGCCCGTCGTGGACAAGGTCCGCGCGACCATCCTCGCGAACGCGATCGACGTTGTGATCATCGACCCCTTCCTGACGTGCCATCGCGTCCAGGAGAACGACAACGGTGCGATCGACCGGGTTGCGAAGACATGGGCGCATATCGCGGAAGAGCGCAACGTCGCCGTGGAGCTGGTCCACCATAGCCGCAAGACCTATGGCGCCGAGGTCTCGGTCGAGGACAGTCGCGGCGCCTCGGCCCTTCTCGGAGCCGCACGATCGGCTCGCGTCCTGAACGTCATGACGAAGGAGGAAGCCGAACGTGCTGAGGTGAAGCACCGCCGCCTTCATGTGCGAATCGACGACGGCAAGGCAAACCTCGCACCACCGCCTGATGGCGCCACATGGTTTCGCCTGGACGGCCAGGACCTCGGCAATGCAGACGACGAGGAGCCGAGCGACAATGTCGGCGTGGCGGTCTCCTGGACGTGGCCGGACGCCTTTTCAGACATCACCACGCACGACCTCTCCGCAGCCCAGCGCGCGGTCGGCGAAGAAGTCCAATGGCGTGAGAGTCCGCAATCGAAGGAATGGGTCGGCATCCCGATTGCCGAGGCCCTTGAGCTCGACCTTGACCTTGAGCGAGACCGCCAGAAGGTCCGTACTATCCTGCGCCGGTGGATCGAGAACGGCATGTTCAAGGTGGTCGAGGGTCGCGACCGCAAGGGCAACATTCGCAAATATGTGATTGTGGGGGAATGGGCATGAACAACCAATTCCCCACTTCGAAAAAGGTGTGGTGTGGAAGGCGTGGAAAGTGTGGCGTAGAGCCGCCGAAACTGACCCCCACCACTCCCCCCACCCCCTTTAGGGGGTGGAGGGGTGGGGAGGTGCGGCGGCAGGCTGATTCCGGTGGTGCGGCAAACCAGCTTCCGGACACCCTGACTGAGCTGGCGGTGAGGGTCCAACGGCTGAGCCCATCGCACCGGGATCCGGAGAGCTTCCACGAGGAGAAGTCGGAGATCGTGGCAGCACTCCACCAGCTCGCCAGCGAGGAGAAGATCGCGCCCGGTGGCAGCGGGTCCTTCCCAGGAAAAAAGGATGCGGGTAACGCAGCCGCGAGATTTGGCTACACGAAAACGATTTAGAACCTAAAATGACGAGGTTTAGCAAGGGCTTAGAGGAAGTGAGGCGAGGCTGATGACAGCGCAAACCATGTTCGGCGACGAAATCCAGACGGCGAAACCGGCCCCCACGTTGTCCAAAAAGGGCTTCGCCGAGGCGCTTGGCGTGTCGCCTGGTCGCGTGTCGCAGCTCATCACCGCCGGCTTGCCGACGCTGCCGAATGGCCGCATCGATCGGGAGGTTGGCCTCGCATGGTATCGGGCGAACGTCGATAGCAACCGGGCCCGTGCCGCCGGCGCCGCTGCCGCACCTGCCGCAGCACCCGGGGAGCCGATGACCTCACGTGCGGCACGCGACCAGGCCGAAGCCGAGATATCCCGGTTGAAAGCCGAGCGGCTCGCCGGACGGCATATCGATCGCCGTGCGACGATGCGGGTGATCGAGGCCCGTGCGAAGTACGAGCGCGACGCATGGCTCGGCTGGGTATCCAAGACCGCCCCGGCCCTTGCTGCCGCGACCGGCGCCGACACTCGCGAGATCATGGCGTTCCTCGATCGCGAGGTGCGCGAGCAGCTGGTCACCATCGCCTCGACCCCTGTGGAGCTCCCGAAATGATCTTCGACCTCGAAACCGAATCCGTTCGCCTGATCGATGAGGCATGGCGGGCCGCGATGATGCCGGAGCCTCAGCTCACCGTGTCGGAATGGTCGGATGAGCACCGGGTGCTGCCGAGCGAGAACGCCGAGCCGGGACCTTGGCGAACGAACCGCGTGCCGTATCTGCGTGAGATCATGGATTGCCTCTCGACCTCATCGCCGATCGAGCGGGTGGTGTTCATGAAGGGCGCCCAGGTCGGCGGCACGGAGGCCGGGCTCAACGCGCTCGGCTACTGGATCGCCCATGCACCCGGCGTGATCCTCGCCGTGTGGCCGTCGCTCGAAATGGTCCGGAAGAATTCCCGCACCCGCATCGATCCGCTTCTCGAAGGCACGCCCGTCCTGCGCCGCAAGATCGTTCCTCCTCGCACCCGCGAGCCGGGCAACACGCTTTCCCAGAAGGAATTCCCAGGCGGCACGCTCGTCATGACCGGCGCCAATTCCGCGACCGGGCTTCGCTCATTGCCGGCGCGATACCTTGTCCTCGACGAGGTCGATGCCTTCCCGGCTGATGCAGCTGGCGAGGGTGATCCCGTCTCGCTGGCGATCAAGCGCACGGCGACCTATCGCGGGCGCCGCAAGATCCTGATGATCTCGACACCGACCGACAAGGGCGCCTCGCGGATCGAGAAGGCTTTCGACGAGAGCGATCAGCGCCGGTATCACGTGCCGTGTCCGCATTGCGGCACGAAGCAGCCCCTTGTGTGGCGCGGCATCCGCTGGCCGGAAGGGCAGCCCCGGAAAGCATACTACGCCTGCAACGATTGCGGCGGAGTGATCGAGGAGCACCACAAGCCGGCCATGCTCGCCGCCGGCGAGTGGCGGGCGGAACGCCACGGCGACGGCATCACCGCCGGGTTTCACCTCAGCGCGCTCTACAGCCCGTTCGAACCGTGGGGTGAGATCGCCGCCGAATTCGTCGCCGTGAAGGGCGACCCGCTGCGCCTGCGCCCCTGGGTGAACACCGCGCTCGGCGAGACCTTCGAGGATCGTGACGACGAGGTCACCGAGGCGGCGACCTTCATGGATCGCCTCGAAGAATTCGGTGATCGCCTGCCAGAGGGAATCACCGTGATCACCGCCGGCGTTGACGTCCAGGGCGACCGCCTCGCGATCGAGGTTGTCGGATGGGGTCGCGGCGAGGAGAGCTGGTCACTCTCGTACGATGAAATCTGGGGTGATCCTGCGCAGCCGGACGTGTGGAACGCCCTCGACGCCGAGCTTGCCCGCATGTTCGATCATCCGCGTGCCGGTCGCATGCCGATCCGGGCGGCGTGCATCGATTCGGGCGGCCATCATACGCAGACGGTCTATGCCTACGCGAGCCGGCGAGCCGCACGCGGGATCTACGCGATCAAGGGACGTGGCGGTACGGGCGTGCCAGTCTGGCCGAAGAGGCCCCCGCGTCGCGGTGAGAAGGTGTATTCGCCCTTCATGGTCGGCGTTGACGCGGCGAAGGAGATCATCGTCGCACGGCTGCGAATCGATAAGGCCGGCCCCGGTTTCTGCCACTTCCCCGCCGACCGCGATCTTGAATTCTTCCGGATGCTGACCGCCGAACGTCCGGTTCGACGGTACATCCGAGGCGTCGCGCGTCGGGAGTGGCGCAAGGACCCCTCGGCCCGCAACGAGGCCCTTGACACGCGCGTTTACGCCTATGCCGCCCTGTGCTCGGTTCTGGCCCGTGGCGTGCGCCTCGATGACGAGGCCCGGCGCATTGCCGGCTTGCCCGTCCAGGAGCGCAGTGAGGCAGCCGCGGCGCCACAGGGCAGGCCCCGCGTGATCCGCTCGAACTGGATGGGGTGAATGGTGAGGCATGGTGATTTTCGCCACCTCCAAGGAGGTCGGGAAAATCACCATGCTGAGCGTCATTCAGAGGACGTTTTCCGAAGCCGGACACCCGCCCCGCCGCCATTTTCGTCGATGAATTCGACACCGGCCTCTTCAAGGGCTCGGCGAATCGCATCGACCGTTCTCACCCGAAGCTCCGCACCGCCTTCAAAGCGCACGACAGTATCCGGTGAGACACCCGCACTTTCGGCGAGTTGCCGCACATTCCAGCCCACGCCCGCGCGAGCCATTCTTGATTGCTCTGAAGTGATTGCCTTCATTATACCGAAATCCGTTTGACAAACGGAATTATGCGGGGCATTTTCCGTTCACTGAACTGATTTCAGCTTTATCACAGGAGACGTACGATGAGAAGCATCGGAAGCGAACGGCGAAGCTCTGCCACCACCACATTCATCGCTCTGCAACCCGGTATGCGCGAGCGTCTCGACGCCACGATCGAGGCGCTGATTGCCCTCGCGGATGCCCTGGACGGTGAGTGCGATCTCGAGCCGTCGCTTTGCCAGGGCGCGGCGTGCGGCGAGCTTGTGGACCTCGAAGGCGACGAAGCCGACGACGAGCCGGATCTTGCTGAGCCGGAGAACGTCAATCAAGGGAACTGGGGCTGCAACGGCTGGCGGCACGGCGAGCAAGAGGCGGACGATGAACCCGACGACACGGGCATTGCCGACCTTCCCGGCCTTGGTGAGCAGCTCACCCGCTCAGGCTTCAGATCGTAAGGAGAAAGCCCGTGGAACCGATTCGCGCCCTGCCCCTCGTCGATCAGCTTCGCCCCGACGAAATCCTCGTCATGGTCGGCGATGATCACAACGCGCCGCATCTTCGGATTGGCGAGTTCGCCGTGATCGACACGACCGACACGACACCGCAACACGGCGAGCTGTTTGCCATGCAGTATTCGCGCGGGATGCCTGTGATCATGGAGGTGATCTGGGTCTTCGGCAAAGCCGGTTCGCTCTGGCGAAACTCCGAAAAGGCGCCGTGGCTATGTGCCCAGCTGAGCCGGAAGACGAGCAGCGATGGGCCCCATTCGGAGCAGACGTTTCAGGTCGCGTGCATGGGCCGCGTCGTCGGCATCTATGCCGCTGCGCCGATGATGCAGGCGCCGATGATCACAGGAGGCCGGCCATGAGGATCCTGTACGTCGTCGCCGTGCGCGCCCTGGTCCGCCGGCTTTTCCGGCTGACGAACTGGCTTCTCGATCATTCGGATCGCGTTGAGGGGAAGCGGTAGAGGCATTTCGCTAAGGCGTATCATTTTTCTTGACGGAATATCGCTAAGTGTGCATCGATGAGGCAACACGAAAACAATGAGGACTTAGCGCATGAGCCAAGAGCCCGAAACGAAGCTGTACTCGACAGCTGCAGCGTTGGAAGCCGCGAACGCGAAGGCTGTCACCTTTCGTGCTTGGCGAAATAACAATGGGTTGTTTGCCGGCATTCATGAACCAGGCAAGCATCAGAGATTCTCGCTCGCCGAAGTCGCAGCTCTCCGCGCCGTTGTGGTTTTTATTGCGAAAAGGTTCCCCGCGCAACGCGCCTGCGATTTCGCCATGAAATTACTGCCTCTTTTTCAAGATATGGAACGCAACAGCGATTTTCTGAAGAGATATTCCGAGCATGGAGTATTTCTCAAATACAATGAACATTCGAAAAAAGAAGATATTCAAGTTTTGCTATTCGGCGACGACAAAACCGCTGGCGACATAATGGACATTGAAGAAAGCGAAAATGAAAAACTGCAGCATGTAAATGCTGTATCGATATACAATTACGTCAAAAAAATGCTCACCACAGATAATATCAATACAGAACATACCAATGAAGACATGCGTGACATGCACTCTTTAGGCATTTTGCAGCACCTCAAAGATTTTTCAGCCAGGATAGGTATGCACGACGCCTTGAGGCATTACACGCCATCAAATTTTGATGCCTTCGCGAGCAGGATTGCCGGCGGCTCACTGGCCAATCTTGGTGATAAAGATCTTGTGCGCCTTTACACACTCCTCGCCAATGCTGCGGATCGTGTTTTGGTCGAGATCGAAGGTCGAGGGCTGATCGACGACACGTTCGGCGTGCCGGAGATTCCAACGGATTATCCGGAGGGGGCGGCACCAGTCGAAACCATCCTCACCCGTGAAGTTGACGACGAGGACATGGCGCGATGGGACGATCAGCGCTTGGTCGGCGGAGCGTTGTACGGTATCGACCCCGCCGCTTTTGAGTATCTCCTGCAGTCGCTTCGCGACGGTGCGACAGCATTTCAAGATATCCAGAAGGCCTACGCCGCCGCGAAAAAGGGGGCGAACTGATGCTGGCCCGCCTCGCCCATGCGCTTTCGCGGATCCTGCCGAGCCGGCCCGGCGTCGCCGACAAGGTAGCGCCCGCTTTCGCTCGGAGTTTCGAGGGTGCCGGGGCGGGGCGGCGCCTGCGTGGCATTGCAGACCAGCCGAGCTCACTCGGCGCTTCCCTGCAGGCACGCGGCACCCTTGCCCGCCGGGCGCGTGGCATAGTCGCGAATAACGCGCATGCGGCCAGCGCCGTCGAGGCGTGGGCATCCGCCCTTGTCGGCACCGGCATCAAGCCGCAATCTCCGATCCCCGGCCTCGCCGAGAAATTCGAGACCTGGACGGATGACGCCGACGCCGACGCCCTGACAGACTTCTACGGATTACAGGCCGCCGTCGTCCGATCGGTGATCATCAACGGCGAGGCCTTCGTTGCCATGCGGGACGATGGCCGCATCCGCCAGATCGACCCGGAACAGATCGATCCGACGATCACGCAAGATCTTGGAGACGGGGCGCATATCGTCCATGGCATCGAGTTTGATGACAAGGGAAGGCGGGTTGCCTATCACGTGAGACGCGACGCCCCCGGCCTGCCCTTCGGCATCGGATACGAAACCATCCGGGTCCCCGCATCGCAGATCCTGCACGTTTTCAAGCCTATCTTCCCCGGCCAGATTCGCGGCCTGTCATGGTTCGCTCCAGTCCTGCTGCGCCTCACTGATTACGATCGGTCCGTTGACGCACAGCTACAACGCCAGCTCGTCGCCGCCCTCTTCGCCGGCTTCATCACCGACATGAACGGCACCGCCGGCGGCTTCGAGGGCGAGCAGCAGGGCAGCAATCTCGAAGGCGGCCTTGAGCCCGGCACCCTGAAGGTTCTGGATCCCGGCCAGGACGTGCGATTCTCGGATCCGGCCAAGGTGGGCGCCGAGGTGATCGACTTCCTCAAGATCACCGCCCGCGAGATCGCCGCCGGCCTCGGCGTCCCGTATTTCGTCGTCACCGGCGATCTGAGCGACGCGAATTATTCGAGCCTCAGGGCCGGCCTGGTCGAATGGCGTCGCCGGGTCGAGGCCCTGCAGCATTCGGTTTTCGTCTTTCAATTCTGCCGGCCCGTCTGGCGGAATTTCGTGAACATGCGGGCACTCGGTGGCGATCCGACACTTGGCGGCTATTTCCAGAACCCCGCCGCCTTCACCGCCGCAAAATGGATCACCCCCCGCTTCGATTGGGTGGATCCCGCGAAGGACACAAAGGCCGAAACTGACGCGATCAATGCCGGCCTGATGTCCAGGCGGCAGGCGGTTGCGTCACGCGGCGATGATATCGAGCGCCTCGACGCCGAGATTGCCGAGGATCAGCGCCGTGCGACCTCGCTCGGCCTGACCTTCCCGAACATGACGCCCGGCGCCGCGAATGATGACGGGGCGGCACCATGAGCAGAGCCGCTTCCACCGGGATCTTCTCGCCGCACTTCGTGCAGCTCCTGGAGCGTTGCGAGGCACGCGTCGCCGACGATGCGCGACCGAATGCCCCCGATCGGATTTCCGCCGACTTCCGGCGATTTCGCAACGCCTTCACCCAGCATCGCGAGCGGGCGACCACCGAAGAGATCGCCCGCGTGCTGGTCGCGGTCGAATACATCCGCGGCGATTTACGCCGGGAGCTGCGAAGCCGAGGCATCAGGGAGATGGCCGATCATGACGACTATTGACGAAGAAATCCTGACCCGCCGCGCCCCGGTCCAGGCGTCCAGTTTCGACGCCGAGGCCGGAACCGTTGTTGCCGTCATCGCCGCCGGCGCTGCCGTGCGCCGCTACGACGAACGCGGCCCGTACATGGAAAAGCTCTCGCCGGCCCCAGAGCCGGTCGAGGAAGTGCCGATCCTCGACAATCATCAGCGATGGAGCGTCGAGGACATTGTCGGCACCGCAACCGAGATCAAGGCGACCGGCGGCGAGACCCGGGCGCTCTTGACCCTTTCGCGCAATAACCCTCGAGCCCAGCTGATCCGCGCCGAGCTGGCCGATGGGCGCCGATACGGCGCCTCGATGGGTTACCGGGTAAGCGAATGGCGCGAAGAAACGGACCCGAAGACCGGGATCCGCACGAAGACGGCCATCCGTTGGCAGCTCTTGGAAGTTTCGTTGACCCCCATACCCGCCGATCCGCGCGCGGGCACACGGAGTATTACTGCTATGTCTGAAACCAATGTGACCCCTGCGCCGGACAATCCGCCGGTGCAGCCCCCGCCCCCTGCTCAGCGCAGCGAGCCGGATCAACAGGATCGAGCGACGGTGAACCGCGAAATCCGCTCGATCGGTCAGACCCTCGGCCTCGATCAGACGTGGATTGACACGCAGATCGACGCCAATGCGAGCCCCGACGCGGCCCGCGCGGCAGCTCTCGAAGCGGTCCGCGAACGCGGCACCATCGCCGGCCAGGTTCGCTCGATCTCGGTTGGATACGATTCGGGTGATCCCGATCAGCGAATCCGCGACGTCGGCGAGGCGCTCTACACCCGCTTCAATCATGCCCACGAACCTTCGGAGCGGGCGCGGCAATACATGGGGCAGACCGTCCTCGATATTGCCCGTGACAGTCTGCGCGCCCGTTCCATGCCGACGACCGGGCTCTCGCCGGCGGCAACGATCGAGCGTGCGCTTCACACCACCAGCGACTTTCCGCTTATCCTCGGCGACGGGCTTGGCCGGACGATCCGCGAGGCCTATCGGACGGCACAGGTCGGCATGAAACAGGTTGGCCGCCGTGTCACCAACCGGGATTTCCGGGAGCGGCACCGTCTGCAGCTCTCGGAGGCGCCGCGTCTCGAAAAGGTGAATGAAAACGGCGAATTCAAGTCTGGCACCCTCGCCGAGGCGAAGGAGAGCTTCAAGGTCGACACCTTTGGGCGGATCATCGGCATCACCCGGCAGGCCCTGGTGAACGACGATCTCGGCGCCTTTGCCGATCTCGGTCGCCGCATGGGGCAGGCCGCCGCCGCAACCGAGGCCCAGCTTCTCGTCGATCTTCTCCTCGCCAATTCCGGCGACGGACCGAAGATGTCGGATGGAAAGAACCTCTTCCATGCGGACCACGGCAACCTCGCCGCCGTCGGATCGGCCCTTGACGTCGATGGCCTCAGCGCCGCGCGCCAGGCGATGCGCAAACAGGTCGGCCTCACGGGCGAACTGATCGACGTGCCGCCCCGCTTCCTCCTGGTGCCGCCGAGCCTTGAAACGGAGGCCGAGAAGCTCCTCGCCTCGATCACCGCGACGAAGGAGAGCGACGTCAACCCGTTTGCCGGGCGCCTCGTCCTCGTCGTCGAGCCCCGGCTTACCGACGAGAATCGCTGGTACGTCGTCGCCGACCCCGCCGTGATCGACGGGCTCGAATACGCATATCTCGAAGGCGAGGAAGGCGTCGTGATCGAGACCAAGGCCGGCTTCGAGACGGACGGCGTCCAGATCAAGGCCCGCCTCGATTTCGGGGCGGGCTTCGTCGATCACCGCTCCTGGGTGATGAGCCCCGGCGCGTAATGCGGACACGAGGTGAAACCATGACGAGCGAGGCGGAACTCCGGGAGCAACTGGCGCAGCTGCGCAAGCATCGCGCCTCAGGCGAGCGTCGCGTCAAATTCGACCGTGAGGAGGTCGAATACAAGACCGACGACGAGATGGCCGCTGCCATCGCGGATCTGGAGCGCCGCCTCGCCAAGGTTCAAGGGCGGTCGATTTCGACCGTCCGCTTCCATTATTCGAAAGGAACGTGACATGAAAAACTTTGTCCAACCGGGTGAGACGATCACCCTTCCCGCGCCCACTGGTGGCGTTACGTCTGGCGACGGCGTCGCCGTCGGCTGGATCTTTGGCGTCGCAGCTTATTCCGCAGCCGAAGGCGACGAGGTCGAAGTCGCCACGCGGGGCGTCTTCACGCTCCCGAAGGCCTCGGCGACCGAATTCGCCATTGGCGATCCGGTCTACTGGGACGCGACCAGCGACCAGTGCGACGGCTACGACGCAGACGACAACCTGATCGGCGTGGCGCTTTTCCCCGCCGGCAACGGCGCCGGGCAGGTCACCGTGCGGCTGAACGGCGTATTCGGCGACAAGGCCGCCGACGCCGCCGCCGCAACCTGATCGCGGGAAAGGCTCCCCCGCGAGGGTGCGCGTAGGGCATCACGCACCCGGCCCGCCGGCATGAGCCGGCGGGCACCTTCTCCAGACTTGAGGCGAAACCCATGGAACAGATTACCTACAAACTCAAAACGCCGGTCGAACACAACGGCACGACGATCAGCGAGCTGAGCTTTCGCGAGCCGCTGGTCGGCGACGCCGTCGCGATGGACTACGTGAAAGGCGATCTCGACAAGACGCTCGCATTTCTGGCCGCGATCAGCGACACGCCGCTTCCGGCGATCAAGAAAATCCGCCTCGCCGAGCTCACCGAAATCAGCGCGAAGATCGCCCCGCTGATGGGAAACTCCGAAGCATTGCCGGCGGAAGCTGGTTCGACGTGATCGCACTTGTCGCGTCGGAACTATCGACCCCGGTTGGCGAGGTCGAGGCGATGACGATCCCGAAGGCCCTCGATTACTACGCCGCCGCCGTTCGCCTCCTGCAAGCACGGGCCGGCAAACCTCAGGAGTGACACCCGCCATGGCACAGGAACTTAAAACCGCCCTGCGACTCTCGCTTGTCGATGAGGTCACCCGTGCCACGCGCGGCATTCGCGGTCGCCTGGACGAACTGAGCCGGGCGGCGCGCGACAACAACCGGAAGATGCGGGATATGCAAGGCCGCATGATGGGCGCGGTCGGGGCTGGTTACGCCCTGTACCGCGCCCTGAATTCCCCGATCCAGTCGGCGGCGGATTTTCAGGCCGGCATGTCCAACGTCTCGACTTTGGTCGATACCAGCAGCGAAAGCATGAAGGCGATGGGCGCGGAAGTGCTCGATATCGCCAAGCGCGTCCCCGTCGGGCTGAGCGATCTGACCGATGCCCTCTACCAGGTGCGCAGCGCCGGCGTCGAGGCGGGTGAGGCCATGGGCGTCCTTGAACAATCGAGCCGCCTCGCCATCGCCGGCCTCGGCCGGCCCGAGCAGGCGGTCGATCTGGTGACCTCTGCCCTCAACGCATTCAATTTGGAAGGCGAAAAGGCAGATCAGGTTTACGACAACATCTTCAAAACGGTGCGGAACGGCAAGACGACGATCGGCGATCTCTCGCAGGGGTTCGGCGCCGTCGCCGGCACGGTCGCGAACGCCAATGTCGAAATCGATGAATATCTTGCCGCTGTGTCCGCGATCACCACGACCGGCGCCCCGGCCTCGCAGGCGCACACGCAGATCCGCGCCGCCATTGCCGGCCTGACCCGCGAGACGCGACAGAGCGTCGCCGTCTTCGACCAGCTCGGCGCCAAGAGTTTCACGGACCTGGTCAACAAGTCGGGCGGCATGGTCGAGGCCTTCCGGCGGATTCGCGAGGCGACCGGCGGCGATGACGCCGCGCTGCTGAAGCTGGTCGGATCAACGGAAGCATTCAACGCGATCATCGGCCTGACCGGCGCAAATAACGAGGCGTTCAACGAAACTCTCGACGACATGCGCAATGGCACCAACGCGGTCGATGCGGCCTTTGAAAAGCAGTCGCAGACCTTCGATAACCAGCGGAAAATCTTCTCGAACAATCTTGCCGCGATGAATGTCGCGATCGGTGAGGCACTGCTGCCTGCCGTGAATAGCATCATGGAAGCGATCCGGCCGGTGATCGGCGCGGTGAGCGATTTCTCTCAGGAGTTTCCTGACCTCACCAGGGCGATTGTCGGCGCTTCATCCGCCCTCATCGCCCTTCAGGTTGCAGCGTTCGGGATGCGCTTCGCCTTCCTGTTTTTCAAGGGCGGCGTCTTCTCGGCAGCAATCGCCGGGCTCAATGGGCTTGATGCCGCCGCTCGTAGCGCATCCTCGGCAGTGCGGAGGGTTCGCGGCGCAGTCGTCGGAGCGCAGATGCTCGGCGCCGTTGGCGGCAAGGCCGGCTTCATGGCCTCGTCCGTCGCCGCCGTCTCAGGCTTTGCCGCAAAGATCGCCGGCGTCGTCGGCGGCATCGTCGCAACGATCACCGCCATCACGGCCCCGATATGGGCGACGGTCGCCCTTGTCGTGCTGGCGGTCGCCGCACTGGCCCTGGCCATTCGGCATTACTGGGAACCCATATCGAATTTCGTGTCGGGTTTCGTCGGCGAGGTCCTCGACGAATTGTCTGGCCTGATCGACGCCATCGTCGATTTCGGGGCCCGCATCGCCAGTGCCGTCGGAAACTGGGCGCTTGATCGCGTCGTCGATATCGCGACCATGCTCGGCTTCGACGAGGCCGCCATACGCGCCGCCGCCGATCGCGCCCTGACAGCGGTCAAGGCAGCAGCCCGGCGCATGATCGACGCCGTGAAAGCGGTGCCGGGCAAGGTCGGCAACTGGATCCGCGACCTGTTCGAGGTCAAGCGTTACAGCGACGCGGCGCAGGAGGATTTCAGGAACGCCGGCAAGTCCGCAGCACGTGCCATCATCGATCCGATCAAGGCCCTTCCCGGCCAGATCGTGGAGATCATGCAGGCCGCTGCCGATGCGATCTATGACGCCGTCACCGCTCCCTTCCGCAAGGCCGGGAGCTACATCAGCGGCATTGGCGATTCCATCAGATCGTGGATCCCCGGCGGCGGCGGCGGCACGCGCCAACCCTCACCCTTCGACAGCAATCGCGGCGTGGACGGCGCCCGCGCTGATGGCGGCCCGGTTCGCGCCGGCGGCAGCTACCTGATCGGCGAGGAGGGCCCGGAAATCTTCACGCCGCAGCGATCCGGCTTCATCAGCCCGAACGAGGTTTTCTCGTCCCTGCGCAGCTCTCGCGCGCCGGCAGGCGATCGAGGGGGGCCCGCCGTGTATCAGACCTTCAACGCGACATTCCACATCGCGGACGGGACGAACGCGCGGGAGCTCGTGAACAACGTGATGCGCGAATTCGGTGCGGCGATCCGCAGCGAAGTCGAATCTACGTACGCGGACGCCATGTGAGGAGACGACCATGCTCAAGATCGAATTCCAGGGCGACGGCATTCTCCGATTTACGGAGCTGGTCGATACGCTCGGCTCGAAACAGGCCGAGCGCGCTTATGCGATCGCGCTCAACAGGACTGGTCAGAAAGTCTTCACCCGCGTGCGTCGCGTCGTTGCCAAGCAGGCGGGCGTGTCACAACGCGATGCGGTTCGCTACGGCCAGCTGCAACAGGTCAAGGCTGGTGGAGGGCGCCTGGAGCACCGTGTGAAGGCATCCGGGCGGTCGCTGCCGACCACCATCTTCAAATCACGCCAGACCCGGAAGGGCGTCTCGGCGGCCCCCTGGGGGCGCCGCCTGACGTTTCCCGGCACATTCAAGGTCGCGAGCCTCGGCGGCCACGTCTTCAAGCGTACAGGCGCCGCGAATTCCGGATCCGGGCGCAACAATGCGATTGCTCGGCATTGGGGCCCCGCGATCCCCCGCGAGCTGGTCCGCGACGCCAGCGCGGAGGCCTTCTACGAGGTCGCAGGGAAGGAGATGCCCGTCGAGCTGAGCCGCGCCGTTTATGTGCTGACCAAACGTAAGATGAAATAGCCTTGTGACTTTCTTGGATATGCTGAAACCTTGAGACCATGACCACGAAACCCGCCATCGTCAGAAAGTCAGATATCGAGCGCAGTGTGAAAGCTGTGATGGCTGCCGGCTTGTCTGTCGTGCGGGTCGAGATTGACCGGCAGGGAAAGGTTGTCATCGTAACGGCTGAGGACAAGCCGGAAACGGGATCGGCGCTCGATCAATGGCGGGAGAAAAAGCATGGTACGCGCAAGGTTTAAGGGTGTGAACCGGGTGAAGAAGCGCCTCGCCGATGGGTCGCTTCGCGAGTATTTCTATCACCGCGCCACCGGGCTCCCGCTCAGCGGCAAGCCCGGCTCCCCGGAATTCATCGAGGACTACGCCGCCGCCGAAGCGACGATGAAAGACCGGCTTGCCGGCACGGTGAACGGGCTGATCCGCGATTACACGCTCTCGCCGGAATTCGAGAAGCTGAAGGAAAAGACCAGGAAGGAATACCGGCGCATGCTCACCCGGATCGAGGAGGCGTTCGGCGACATGCCCCTTGCCGCCCTCGAAGATCCTCGCGTGCGCCACGAATTCATGAACTACCGCGCCGAGATCGCGAGGGCATCCGGCGACCGTGAGGCCGACAACCGCCTCAGCGTCGTCTCGGCGATGCTCTCATGGGCGAAGCACAACGGCATCATCTTCGCGAATCACATCGCCGGCTTCCGGCGCCTGTACAAGGTCGATCGCTCGCAACTGATCTGGTTGCCGCAACACATCGAAGCCTTCATGCGCGTGGCGCCGGTCGAGATGCAACGCGCCCTGATCCTCGCCCTGCACACCGGCCAGCGACAAGGCGATCTCTTGCGGCTCACGTGGACCAATTATGACGGCGCCGCGATTCGCCTGCGCCAGGGCAAGAGCGGGCGGCATGTCGAGGTGCCATGCACCGCAGCCCTGCGCCGCATGCTGGACGCCATGCCCCGCACCGCAGCCGTCATCCTCACGACGAAGACAGGGCGCCCGTTCACGTCGCGTTATTTCGGGCACCAGTGGGAGGCGGCGGCCAAGCAAGCCGGCATCGCCGAGCTGCACTTTCACGATCTTCGCGGCACCGCGATCACGATGCTCTCGGAAGCCGGCTGCAGCAATGCACAGATCGCGGCGATCACCGGCCATTCGCTGCGCACCGTGACGACGATTCTCGACCGGTATCTCGCCCGTACACGGGCGCTTGCCGGTGAGGCGATCACCCTTCTGGAGAACGCAAGGAGCACAGATTTTGCAAACCGTTTGCAAACCAGTAGCGACACGAAACAAAAAGGAGATGCTAAGTGATTGAAAAATATGGCGACCCCGGCGCGATTCGAACGCGCGACCGTCAGATTAGGAATCTGATGCTCTATCCTGCTGAGCTACGGGGCCGTTGCGGATCGTTTAGCATGAAGCCGGGCTGCGGGCCAGCTTGATCATGGGGCTTCGCTCCGAAGTTGCGCAAGCGGTGAATGCCGGGTTCGCCATCGGGGATTTGCGCAAGGGGGTCGCTCTGATAAGGCATGGGCATGCCGATGCTTCGGCACGCAGATCCCCGGCTGGCGGGGCGTCAGAGGAAGGAAAAGATGTC